CAAGTCAAGATCTTCAAACCATACCGCCCTAACATTCTTGTTTTTTCGTTCCTCATTAATGATAGAACCACCCAACAAGTAGTCAACATGATCGACCAGATTAGGTTTTAGATTTAATACCTTGATGCTTGGATGCACCTTTTTCAGAAACTCCTTGAAAAATGTATCATCGTATTTATTTGCCATAATCATCCAGCTATAAATAGACTTATATCTAGCGACTTCATAAACCCAGTGAACGCATTCTCTGGCTAAGTTGTTAGGAATATGGATACAAGGGAAAGACCACCACATATTCTCAGGTTCAACAAAGCCAGTATGCTTAACGTTGCCGTCATTACTAACAACAAATCCACATACAATCTGATTTTGCTGGAATTCTTCTGTTCGCTTCTTAAAATCTTTGCAGATAACAACATCATCTTGCAAGTGCCATGTGCTACCCGCCTGTGTAATATGCGAGAAGATATCCATACAATGAGTCAGATTGCCGAGTTTCTTATCGTCACACTTTACCATGATATCACTTTCAGATATTCCTTGGTCTAACATAGAAGGAACTAGATACTGATTTACATACCACATACGCTGTGGGCAAGCGTGTATTGCATATTTGCTCATCAATCATCTTCCTCGTTCCACTTATTAATTGCATCATCTTCTGTTTCGCCCATCACATAGTAACCGCATATCATACATTGAACATAATAATGTGTAATATGTAGGAATTTTCCTAGCCTCTGAACTTTTCTGGCAAGCATCATCTTCTGGCTACCACAGTATGGACAAGTGCGAACTTTGTTATTCATCGATCATCTCACTCGTAATAATAATCGTTTTCATTAATCTTATGCTCTTTCTTCTTTTTCTTATTGGATTTTTCTAATTTATCTGCTTTGTCGTATGAGGTTCCTTCATTCTCCCAGACTTTCTTATCGTTGATCCTTACATCAACTGCACCCGTCATATCTTTGAGCGTATTTTTCAAATTTTTATCACTAGCTTTAGCAACGGCTTCACTCATCTTGCCGTCCCAACTTAAATCAACATTTACAGTTACCGCCATATTAAAATTCTCCCAGAGTTTGCTGCTGATAAGACCCGTCTTTATTATAATCGTCAGACTTAATGCCTATTCTATCAAACCATCTTTTCCATCCGTAGACCCATCCATATGCCTGATCTTCGGCCCAGCCATTATCTATCATTAGTTGATACCATTTGTCACGCATTCTTTCATGAGCCGGAGTATGAACACCTTCAAACGTTGCTTCATTACCGAGTTCTGCCACCCGATTTACGAGTTCTACTTCATATTTTTGTGGCACATCTGCAAATATGCCAATTAATTTAAATGCTTCATTAGCATCAAAATTAGTTTTCTTTCTTTTGCACTTTCGATAATATCTTTTTAATTCATCGAGTTTCGACTGCAACCTCTCTTCTTCCTCTTGATCTATATATGACTTAGATGAAAGATGAATTTTGCCACCATCTTCTTTACTGCTAGACATCATCGGTACTAAATATGGATAATAGACAACTAATTCTTTAATCGTCTCTATCTTAAGAGGAACAAGAGAATTCTTGTCTGCATATATTTTATATTTACTCAGAATTTCTTCTGGCGAATGGATATCAACAACATCTTCAAAATCGCATTTTCCACTGATTCCCATATTTACTCCTTCTTATTAATAGCAGTAATAATCTACTATATAATCTATTGCCTGAAGTATAGACGGAAAAATACATTGACAATCAACTTTTAACCAAGGATATACTTCATCGTCTGACGAGAATCCAATAACAGGTATATCATTATCAACAGCATATTGTAATTCTTCTGCTGTGCCTGGACTTGTATTTGTATGGTCTAAGTTAACAAGAACTATCCTAGAATGTAGTATCTGATCCATGTAATACCTTTTGACTTGACTGTCGCTCTGGTGACTAGCTTCGTCATATGTAAAAAAACTTGTAGGGTCAAACACTTTTATTCTTACATCTTTATCATCAGTAGCATGTTTAAAAATTTCTATCGCCTTGCTACGCCAAGATCTTCCGCCGTCATCTTCATACTTGACTGGCCCAGCAAGGTATATCTTAATTGTTCCCATTATTTTTCTCCAAATATTTTTTCAAATGTGTCGCATACCAAATTATTTTTTCTATGTCTTGAATTCCATTTTTCTGCTTCCACCTACAAGCATATTTAATAATATTTCCAGTGTCGGTAGCCTCAATCCCATGAAGGTTCTCGGTAAAAGCCTCTATAACATCAATAACTTCAAGACCAGATTTGCTTTGATAATGTTTTGGATGCGACACAAAACTATCGTTACTTTCATATAATTCAGTCATTACTATTCTCCACTATAAGTTCTTTTGCGTATGGAAGTGTTTCTATCCAAGCGCAGAATTCTCGCCACTCGTCAAGTTTATGATTTTTTCTCTGGCGATACATATTGATCAGATTCTCGTAACTGCCTGTCCATGTACGCTTCTGATTATAGCTAGACGGGAGTAGCTGAATCATTTGCCACCAATACCTTTTATCCTTTGTCTCAAGATATTTTTCTCTTGACCAATTTAGATCACCAAGTATAACACCAAACGTTGAAAATTCTCCTTCGCCATGAAAATTTATTAAATGCTCATGGCTGAAATCATCCAGCGTAAACTCTCTTTTATGGATAGTATGCATTGTGCTACAACTATCTGCCGTAGTGCCAATTTTATATGTATCAAACTCTTTCCACCAATATAGTGGTGCTGTAATGTCGCAGCTAACGAATATCTGGCGCAAAAACTTTCTATGCTCAGATCCAGAGTTAATCAATGTTTTCATCAACTTTAAATCGTTTTTGCCGATTACAAAGTCATCCTTATTCTCGCTAAATACACTGTCACTTTTATCCCAGCTATTCTTAGGGTTGCGCATTCCACGAATACTATGCTCAATCCCCCATACATCTGTATTTTCAATCTTTATCATTACTTTCCTCATCCTATGCAAACGCCAACGGCAGTCCATTTGCCAATCCAGAATTTGGACTCCTATCAACGTATTTAGTTCCTTCGGGTTCTTGTATGTCTGGTTTTCGCCTAATTCCTAACCATGTTAATATTACTTGTGCTTTATGTTCAGTAGCTTGAAGATCTAGTATCTGTTTACGAATAGCCTTTTGTCTCGGTTCTTCTTTCTTGATCCTCTCATTTTTAATTCCAGCTCTACTGACATAATCCATCCGCCACTTGTGAAACATATCACATAATACCGTCATAACCTCATACGGTATACTATTCTGATCATAATCGAAAACTTCTGGTGTAAAATCTATCTTTGTATTCAAAAACGAATTATCATTTGCGTTAAGTTCAAGGTGGCTATATTTTGACGACTTTTTCAAGCTCTCACCACCTTATTAATAATGCATCTTCTTGTCTATATCTTGATAATTTAACCAAGCACTGTAATAATCTTTAGTAACAATAACGTAGTAATTTTTGTCGCCGGAAAAATTCTGAACAAAAATAGCTGTGTTCCCAGTTTCCGTATACCATTCATATTCATTCGGATTTTCTCTAAAAAACTTAACTCCCTTTCGGATGTATTCTTTAATTTCATCATTAGATATATCTACACCACCGTTGCTACAATGAAAATTCAGCGGGAATTCCATGTTATCAACCGTTAGGTCTTCTGTTAAATCATCCGCCTCAAAGCAATCATTTTTTTTGCCACATACTGGGCAATCGTAGAAGAGCAATTTCAACTCTCCCTCATATAAATCAGATCTCTCAACCTCTAACTTGCTTCCGCAATGTCCACACTTAACAACTAGCGGAAATTTTAAGTCCTTTTTACTATTTGCATTTTCAATTATTCTCAACCATCAATCACTCCTAAATATTCTCGGAATAGTTATCTCCCAACCGTTCCAAATTATCAAAATCACATCTCTACAAACATATATTCTTGGTTTTAATTTATGTAGTAATTGTTTCATCGTTTAAATACCTATCTTTAATACTTTTTATTTTTTGATCTTCTTTAATCATTTCTAAAAACTTTATCTCCAGTTCTGCATACCGTTCGTCTTGGTCATAATTTTTGCACTTCCACATTTGTATAAGACCTTCGTTAACAGTATGATAATATCCTTCTGACAAACTTATTTCTTTAGCGCTACAAGTATGATCGTCAGAATTATATTTACATTCTATCGCTGCACACGTTATCTTTGTCATTATTATACCTCAATATTTAATGGCTCAAAGTGTTCACAACTCATCCCGTTCTTATCGTCAACACACTCCTTATTAATTGAACAAAATGTAACTTGATCATTAATAATGAATGTGTTTTTACATACTGAACATCTCTTATCGTCAATCATTTGGCGCAACATTGCTACTTTTTGTTGACGTTGTGCTTCCATCTATTCTGGTGATATGAACCCTGAGCCAAAACTTTGAAAACGAATGTTCATGTTTTATACCTTTCTTTAATATTAATTATATAAATATCTTATCATATTAGCAATTGGTTGTCAATATTATTTTTCAATTTTTTCTGGAATTGCCACCTTGACCCAACATTTGGCATTGTTAACTCAAAAACTATTATGTGCTTTTTTTCTCCAATAATCTTTTGAGTTCCTTTGGCACTTAGCGCATGGCATTTCCCATTCTTCTACGTCAAAAAATGCGCACCCAGAGCAACCATCAGCCCAATATCTATCGACAATTTCCTCAAGAATTGCTAATGCCCAAGGGTCTACATCTACAGCAGAGCGAATATGATCCAACATTCTTTGCACTCTATCGTCTTTTACGCTCATATTTCACGCCTCATTAACTAGCAGCATCAGCTTCGTGCAGAAGCAAAATGTTATTATAAAACTCATCACCCCAGAGTTCCTTGTATTTTTTTCTAACATCTGTAGAATCTTCCATGCTGTCCCAAAACATTGGGAACATATGATAGTTAATATACACAGACGCAAGCAGAGATAGATTGTGAATGCTTAATGCATCATATGCGCCAACATATTCATGGTTATAATAATGAGAAATGCCATTATCATCAGTAAAACGGCAATAGGGCTTTCCACAGTCATGATACATTGCTGCTTCAAAAAGTTCACTGCGAGAACCCTTATCAAGTACATAATTACTGCACAAAATCATATGTTCTCCAAGTGTATGTTTATGATATGGAGAGTTCTGGTTATATCCATACCATCCGATGACACTTGTGGTATAAGATTTATAACAATCATTATGTTTCTCAATTTTAATCTCATCCCATCCTTCGAAGTAATACGGAGTCTGCCAACCCCTATACATCCTATCCAATACTTCGTCTGGAACTTTGCGCTCACGCATCCAATTCTGACGCAGACAAGTTTCATATGGTGTAGCAAAAATCAGCGCAGTCTTCTTACAATCAATATCCTTTAACTCTCTAAGAAAAGCCATACGGCGCTTAAACTTAATGTTTGTGGCATCATACATGACTTTCTTCCCAGCCTTAAGATCTTCTCTGATTCTGCGATGAAGTTCTTGAAAGACCTTTTCATTGTTAGTCTGGTCATTAATGTCACCGAGAAGTTCCTTGCGAATTCTGTCGGAACTATGCACCACATACTCCGTCGAGTGCATCTCTGCGTAAGTGCTTTTGCCAGACCCAGGGAGTCCTACCAACATTACAATCTCAGCCATAAATATTTTCCTCTACATAATCTGGAATAAAACGACAGATTTTAGAAACTGTCATATTATCAAATAGTTCCTTCGCCGTTACATCTTTTCTGCTAATTGCTTTAAAGCCAAACTCGGCGAACTTATTATCTTTTATAGTCATAGCAACAGCTTTTCTATCATGGTTATACTCTTCGTATAATTCGCGAACATAATCCATATACTGCTGAATATTATCTTTCAGTTCTGTTAACTTATAGTCGTAATACTTAAGCTTCACGGCTATTGACGGAAAGACTGCGCAAACATTTTCAATAGGATCTGGCATATCTACGAGCAAAGAAATCAATCTTTCCTTAGAG